CTTGAGCTCGCAATGCACAACGAAGGTCGCACGGGATTCGTGACGACGAAGACGAAGTTCGGAACGTGAAGAACGACAACGCCAGACTCCCGCGGCAGTCGCTCCCCGAGCAGCAGCCGGTCGAAGTGATCTACCTCCGTGGACGCCGACGCGCGCCGCCGCTCGGCGCCGTCGTTGGCGACTTGGTTCCGGAGCGAGACGAGCGCGCGGGCGAAGACCGGCGGATCAAGTGAGACTCCCCGACCACGCGCCGCGGACGTCGCAGTCGTTTTCGGGGCAGATCCCCGTGCGCTTCGACGGCGCACCAGGCGGCCCCCTCGAGGGTGACACGAAGTGGCGTGGCGTCCGGTCGTTCGAGCACGCCGATCTCTGCAGGGCCTTCAACCTCGACCCCGCACGGTTCTTCTTCGATCTCCCGTCGAGCGTGCGCGGTATAGGCTCGAACGCCAGCGGGATCGCCGGAGCGCAACGCGCCGGGCGACGCAGGATTAGCGGATTCGTCATGATGGCCGGCCTCGACACGCCGGTGGCCAAGCTGACGGTGTGTTTCGACGGTGAGAAGTTCGCCGATTGGGATCCCATGAGCCCGGCCGACTTCTTCAACCTCGAACGATCGTAGGAGCCCCCACGTGGAACCCAACCTCGGCCTGGCGACCCCCGCCACCCCCAAGCAACGCTTTGGTCTCATTCGCCCCCGCATCGGAGCCGATATCGAACATCGCGTAGGCGTCGACATTCGGATCGAGCCTCCGAAGAACTCGACGGTCGGCTACGACCTCAACTCTTCGGGCCACGGCGTGGCCACGCGGACCCGGTTGTCGCACAAGAAGTCGCACCACGCGTACGAGATGCGCGACGGCAAGCCCTTCCCGACGAAGGTGCTGCAGGGTGGGAAGGCGTACCTGAACGTCCAGGATCTCTCCCTCCTCGACGACGAACTCCAGCCGAACGTCCGGTGGGTGTGCACGCACCCGCAGACGGCGAACAGGCGGTTCGCGTCGGAGAAGGAAATGTTCTCGGCCTTCGACGACATCGACGATCTGAACGAGGAGTGCGAGCGCGAGCGCCGGTGGTACTTCCACTACGCGGTCGTGGAGATCGCCGAGGTTCCGGAGCAGAAGGACGAGAAGACCGGCAAGGTCACTCGGCCGCTTCAGCCGGCGACCATGCTCGTTCTCAGTAACGAAGTGTGAACGGGCCCCACCCGCTCAGCTGCCGGTGCGCTGAGTGCATCGTGATCAAGAGGGCCGATGAACAGCAACGGCTCTCAGAAGCCTCCCTATCCGGGGCTCGGGACGGTCGACCCCGTTACCGACGATCCCGGATTCCAGCCGCCCCAGGATCCGCTACGTGATCTCGACTCGCTCCGTGAGCGCGTCGTCGTCATTCACCGCGAGATCCCGAACGTCGTCGTCCAGTCCGGCTGGGCGGTGCAGGACGTTCGAAACGCTCTCGTCGAGCTCGCGCAGGGTCAATTCGATCGGCCCGCGCAGCTGCAGGACGCGATCGCCGGCGACTCTCGCGTCCAGAGCGCCATGCGTCAGCGCTCCGGCGGCCTCCTCGGCCGGCCGATCAAGTTTCGACTCCCGCGGAAGTTCCGCAAAGACTCGCAGGCGAAAAAGTGCCTTCGGGTGTGGGAGAACCACTGGCCGCAGATGGCGGCCGAGCCCGCGCTGATCGATCTGCTTGAGACAGCGCACTCGCTCGGGTTTGCAGACGGACAGATCCTCTGGGACACGAGCCGAGAGATCTGGAAGCCGTACCTCCAGAGCTTCAACGCTCGATACACGTACTACCACTGGGAGTACCGGGTGCACGTCGCGGTCACGCGCGACGGCATGCTGCCGATCACACCAGGCGACGGGCACTGGCTGCATCACGCGCCGTACGGCTCGTACCGCGGGTGGATGCGTGGCGCGCTTCGAGCGCTTGCGCAGTGGTGGCTCGCTCGATCATACGCACTTCGAGATTGGGCGCGGTACTGCGAGCGTCACGGCTTTCCGATCCTCATGTACCGGACGCCGTTCGGTGCAGATCCGTCGCAGATCGCGGCGGGTCAGAACCAGCTGAAGAGCCTAGGGCAGGAGTCGATCCTTCAGGTCCCAGGCTCCGTCGACGTCCAGAAGTTCGGTCAATACAACCTCGAGTACCTCGAGCCGAAGGACGAGAACTGGCAGGCGTTCAAGGAGCTGATCGAGCAGTGCAATAGCGAGATCACGCTCGCCTTGCTCGGCCAAAACCTGACGTCTCAGGTGAAAGAGGGCAGCTTCGCCGCAGCTCGCGTTCATGCCGACGTAAGGCAGGCGATCCTCGAGGCCGACGCGAGGGCGCTCGCTCATACGGTCTACGTCCAGGTGCTGCGTCCGTTCGCGGCGCTGAACTTCGGCAACCCGAACCTGGCGCCGATCCCTGAGTGGGACGTCAGCCCGCCGGAAGACTTCCAGAAGAAGGCGCAGACGCTGCAGGCTTTCGCCGGCGCGATCAACCAACTGCGCCAGGCCGGTTTCGCCCTGAAGAAGCCCGAGACTTTCGCCGAAGGGTTCGGTCTCAGCGGTCTACGTCTCACCGAGGTGCCGCCGGTCCAGATCGAGGCGCAGCTCGCCAGGGCGACCGGACAGGTTAGCGACTCCTCGTCCGGCAGCCTGAAGAAGGTAGCGCCAGGCGAGGATGAAAAGGACGAAGAGGATGGCGACTCGTCCGAAAGCAAAGACGACGACTGACCTCACCGCGGCCATGGCCGTTCCCAGGCAGTTCCGAGCCACCGTTCGGCCGGGGGAGATCCTGGCGATCGAGCCTCAGGCGTTCGAGTTCAGCTACCTCTACACCGGCGTCCAGCCGAACGACCGCACCGACGACAACATCGCAATCGTCCAGATCAACGGTCCACTCGAACATCACCGGACGGCCTGGTGGGACTCGTACGAGTCGATCGTCTGCCGCGTCGAGTGCGCTATGGCCGGCGAGGGCGACGTAGGCCCTGCGAGCGCGGTTGTCCTCTGTATCGATTCCCCCGGCGGAGAAGCGGCCGGCGCGACATGGGCGCACCGCAAGCTGAAGTCGCTGCGAAAGAAGTACAACGTCCCGCTGTACGCCTACGCGAACGAGATGGCTTGTTCGGCTGCGTACGAACTAGCTTGCGCGGCCGACGAGATCTGGCTGCCCGACACGGGCACCGTCGGATCGATCGGCGTCATCGCGACGCTTTTCGATCGTACCGAGCAGAACAAGAAGACCGGCTTCAACGTGGAGCTCATCACGAGCGGCGCGGAGAAAGCGGACAACCACGCGGACCGAGTGATCGACGACGGCGTCCGCAGCCGCATGCAGGGTCGCGTCGACGAGCTTGCAACGGTGTTCTGGCGCGTCGTCGCCAAGGCGCGCGGCACGAGTCCGGACGCCATCGCCTCTCTCGAGGCCGGTGTGTTTATCGGTCACGACGCGGTCGCCGCAGGAATTGCAGACGGCGTCGCAGGCTGGGACCGGATGCTGAAGAACGTAGCGGCCTCACTCGAGTCCGACTCTGACAACCAATCTGCGACCGATCCGGTCGCTGCGTGAAGGGATAGAGCCAATGACGCTCCTCCAGTTGACCCAGAAGCGTGACGAGACCCTTCAGGCGCTCATGTCGGCCACTGGTGCCGCGAAGAAAAGCGCAGCTGCGTCGTACGCTGCCGCAGAGGCCGCTCTCTCGGCCTTCAAGGCCACGCTCTCCGCGAAGACGGTGAAGACCGTCAAGAAGGAAGAGCGGTACGAGGAGGAGTCCGAAGACGAGGACGAGGAGTCCGAAGAGTCCGAGGACGAAGAGTCGGACGACGAGCCCAAGAAGCCCATGGGCAAAGACGACGATGACGACGACGACGGAGACGATGACGACTCCGAAGAGGATGAAGACGAAGAGGAAGACGAGGAAGAGGACGAGGATGAGGAGGAAGACGAGGACGAGGACGAGAGCGCTCGCGCCTCGGCCCTCGCGTCGGCCCGCTCGCTTCTCGCCTCGGCCAAGTCGTCGAAGAATCTCAAGGCAGTCGCGTCGGCTCGCGCCAACCTGAAGGCCGTCAAGCGCGCGTGCGCGCCGAAGGCCGTCGCCGCGCTGAAGACTCTTCGCGCCGCGTGCCAGCGCATTACCGGCAAGAAGGGATCTGCGGCAATCGTTGGTGCGCTCGACGCGCTGAAGGCGACGGCGACGAGCACCGAGAAGCTCTCGGCGGACGTCGCGCGGATCAAGGCGAAGGGCCGTCGCGAGAAGGTCGACGCGCTGATCGAGACCGCGCGCAAGCAAGGCAAGGTCGCGAAGGCGCAGATCGCGTCGCTCCGAAGCCAGGGGCTCAAGGATCCGAAGTGGCTCCGCTCGTACCTCGAGACCATGCCCAAGCGCGTGCGTCTGGAGCAGGACGGACCGATCCACGGCGCCGTCTCGGAGACGGAGTCGGCGGACAAGATTACCGCGCAGGGCCTCTCGGAGGATCAGCGCAAGATCGTCGAGTCCGCCGCTGCCTCCGCAGAGAAGAGCATCGACGAGTTCATCAAAGACCTGAACGCCAGGTCGGCGAAGCGCCCGAGCTGAACTGATCCCAGAATCCGCGTCCTGACCCTGCCTCCCGAGCTGGAGAGCGGGGCGGCGGCGCTTTGTCTCTCGACCGACACGGAGAAAAGCAAATGACCGCTCTTGGCAACGACCGAAAGACCGATCAGCTCGGGACCGCCGATACCGTCTACCCGGGCCTTCTCCGGTACCCGGTCGAGGCCAGCACGAGCATCTACGGCGGCGCGCTCGTCGCGATCAACGCGTCGGGTAACGCCGTCCCCGCTTCGGCGATCGGCGCACTCAAGTGCGTTGGACGAGCGGAACGGCAGTGCCTGAACCTGGCGACCGGCGGCACCTTCAGCCCGGACGGGATTGCGAACGGCAACGCGGGATCGATTGCCGTTCCGGTGCATCAGGGGTGCTTTTACTTCAACGTCAACGGCGACTCGACGATCACGAAGGCCAACTTCGGTGCGAACGTCTACGCCTCGGACGACAACACGGTGTCGCTCTCCGACGCCGGCGGCACTCGCCCGTACGCAGGGTTCATCGTCGACCCCGCAGGCGCGATGGCACCGTCGCCGCTGTCTACCCAGGTCGGCGTCATGGTCGGCGTGTCGAATCCGTACGCGTCGAACCCGGAGCTTGCGACGGGTGCGTCGACGGCGTTCAAGGCGCGCGCCGTCGTCACGACGCTCCAGGCGTACACGGGCAGCGGCACAAACGTACTCACGGAGACGTCGAACGGCGCCATCTCGGCGGCGGACGGCGTGACGCTGGCACTCAACGACGTCGTGTTTATCCAGGGCGGCACGGCGAACCTGACCGACCCGAAGGACTCGGGCCCGTGGACAGTGACGTCGCTAGGCGGAGCGTCGGCGAAGTGGACGCTCACCCGTCCGGATTGGTGGAGCACCGGCTCTGCGATCACCCAGGGCGCGGTGGTGGATCTTAGCGGTGAGGGCACCGTGTGGCCGGCCACCGCGTGGAAAGCGTTCGCCGCATCCGGCAAGGTGATCGGCACGGACGATCCGACGTTCTACGTCGGTCGCATGACGCAGTCGGTCGCTTTGGTGTCGAGCGCGACGACCGTGTCGAACGTCGGAATCAAATCTGCCACGAAGAGCCAGATCGTGGCGACCTTCGTGGTCGCTGGCGGCACCGTCACCGGTACCGTCGGGTATGGCATCATCGCAGCGCCGACGCCCGGGTACATCGGTACGGCCAGCGCCGTTGTCGACGCACTCGCGAGCGGCATGACGAAAAACGGCACCGCGGACACGTCTACCGTCGCGATCACGGTCATCAACTGGTGATCTGGTGATCCCATGCGGGCCCGTGCGCTCGCCGTCGCGCTGTTCGCGGCGTGCTCCTCTAGCCCCACGGGCTACGCATTCGACGTCGACGCCAGGTTCAAACCGGCATCTCGCGACGCGTTTCTACACGCGCAGGACGCGTGGAACGCGATCACCAACGCGGATCACCAACTCTCGATCGACGGGGGCGACTGGCGAGTAGCGGCCGAGTGGCCGTCGCCAGAATGCGGACGACACCCCGGCTGTACGCATAGCCGAGCGCGCGTCGTGCAGATCTACTCCGATGGCGACGTCCTCACTATCGCGAGACACGAGCTCGGACACGTGCTCGGTCTGCAACACACCTGCGTAAGCGCAGACGAGACCGTATCTCCCGCGGCTCCTGGCGCACCACCGTGCGTTTTCGGAAGGCCGGCGGGGGTCATGGATCCGGACAACGGATCACCAACGTTCACCGACAGCGACTTGGCGGAGTGCCGCCGAGTCTCGGCTTGTCAGTAGTCCACCAGCGAAAAGGGTAAGCGAGCCATGCTCATCACGCCGGCGAATCTGAACGTCCTGTTCAGCAGCATCGAGACTCGCTTCTGGCAAGCGTTCACGCTCGAGCAGCTGATGTACACCAAGCTCTGCACGACCTATCCGGTCGGGAGCGAGCAGTGGATCAGCGCATGGGTGCCGATGACGGACAAGCTTCGCGAGTGGAGCGGGTCCCGAATCGTCCGCACCCCCGCGCCGCAGACGTACACGGTGCCGATCAAGCTCTGGGAAGGCACATACGGCGTCGACAAGTACAAGGTCCTCGACGACCAGTACGGCATCTACATGCCGATCGTGGCCAATCTCGGTAAGCAGACGGCCAAGCTCCCCGACTACCAGCTGCGCGATCTGCTGCAGAACGCCGGTGCGTGGACCGGCGCGTTCCAGAACGGAACCGACGGCCTCACGCACTTCAACACTGCGCACCTGATCGACTTCTACGACGCCGGCAAGGGCACGTACGCCAACGACTACACCAACGGCGGCGTCACCGTGAACTCGATTCTGATCGGAGGCGGCCTGAACGCCAACGCGTTCGCCACCGTCTACGAGGACATGACCCGGCGCAAGTCGGAGTCGGGTGAAGCGCAGGAAGTCGTGCCGGACACGCTCCTGATCCCGCCCATGCTGAAGCTCACCGCGGACACGATTCTGCAGAGCCAATTCATGGGTCTTCCCGTGATCGGCTTCCAGGGTACTGCGAACTTCCCGACGGCCGGCTCGCCTTCGGCGGCGAACTCCCCGCTGGTTGGTTCGACCGAGAACGTCATGAAGGGTTGGACCGACCGGCTCATGTGGCGCGACATCGGAGGCAGCACGTCGATCGGCGGAGGCACCTACGACAACGTCTGGTACCTGCTCGACACGAGCAAGCCGATCAGGCCGTTCTCGTGGCTCCAGCGCTCCGCGGCCGAATTCGCGTTCCTGATCAGCCCGACCGATCCGGTCGTCTTCAACACGCACACGTACCAGTACGGCGTGAGCGTCCGAGGCTCGGCGGCTTGGTCGCTGCCGTTCCTCAGCTCGCGCTCCGGACCGTAGGAGATCGCCATGAGCGCAGACGGCTGGCATGGCCTGATGGGTGTCGCGGGGCAACTCGCAGGCACCGCAGGCACCGCGACGGTCCCCGCTGGTTGCACGGTGATCATGATCACGGTGCACTCCACTGGCGGCGGTTCGTTCACGCTCTTCGGTGGACCGTCGGTAGCAGTGATCGCCAACGCGGCGCCGCTTCAGCTCCAGTTCAACCACACGTTGTTTACTGCCAACTCGCAGAACAGCGGCTCGATCGTCTTCACGGGAACGGATCACTACTGGGTCCACTACGTGAAGCAAGGGCACACGTCGCTGCCGGCGACGACGTAGCGAGGCGATCATGGCGTACGCCACGCAGACGGACCTCACGCGGATCGGACTCCCTTCGAACGCGCTGTTGACGCTCGACGCCGAGCAGATCGCCGCGGCACTCCAGAACGCCTCCGACCGCGCCGACGCGTACCTCCGCGCGCGGTACGGCAATACGTCGGTGCCTCTAGCAAAGTGGGACTCGACGATTACGGAGGCCGTGTCGAAGATTGCCGCTTACGAGCTGATGAACCTCCGCGGCCACAAGCCAGGCGGCCCTGACTGGGAGCTATGGCGGAGTCGACAGCAGGAAGCGCTCGAGTATCTGGGCCAGATCCAGAGGCAGCAAGCGCACCCGCTCGTCACGCTCGCTGGCGGCGCGCAGGCTCCGCAGCAGCCGAACCTGACGTCGACGTCGGTGGTGGACCTCTCCAGCGGCGCAACTTCCCCGACCCGCGGCTGGTAGTTCGTGAGCCTCATCGACATCGTCGACGCGATCTCCACGGACGTCGCGAAGAAGATCGCCGCGGCCGGCCTCCCCCCGCTCGTCGACAGCGGCCAGATCGTCGTCGGCCGCGACCGCGCCGTCGAGACGAGCGCGCCTCCTCGGATCGTCTTCATCCCGACTTCATTCCGCTTCAAGACGAGGTCGAATCCCGTCGCGTACGCCGCGCAGAGCGGCATCCAAGCCGAAGGCACCGGGATCCGGTCGTTCGCCATGCTGCAGTACGGCGGCGGCTACGACAACACGACGACGGTGACGATCGGCCCGCCCGATCTGGCCGGCGGGATCCAGGCGCAAGCCACCGCGACGGTGACGAGCAACGGTGCCGTGTCGAAGCTCGTCCCCTCGGTCGCCGGCACCGGCTACCTCAGCCCTCCGCTCGTGACGATCAACGGGATCGGCACCGGCGCCGCTGCTGCGGCGAACCTCCGGCAACCTCTCACCGCGCAGGCGGTGAACACGGCAACGGCATTCCTGACCGAGTGCCACGGCTTCGAAGTTCTCGTCTGGGGCATCAACTCCACCAACGGGCAGCCCACTCCGGACAGCGGCCCGCTCGACTACGTCGCGACGCAGAAGCTCTACGCTCAGGTACTCGCGACGTGTCAGTCGCTGTTCCCCAACACGTTCGAGGCAAGCCGCGGCCAGTGGCTCGACGCGTCGGCGAACAGCATGCTCCGCGACGTGCTCGGCAAGGGCGTGTCGTTCTTTCTCGAGGTTCAGATCCCGGTACTCCGCGAGCCGCTCGTCCCGCTCACCGGGCCGAGCATCCAAATGGCTCCGGTGAACACGCAGCAGAATCCAGCGCTGTACATGCTGGATCCGCTGGGTCTGCGCATTGTCCGAGCGACGAGCGCTTCGCCGATCGTGATTACGACGGTGACGCCGCACGGCCGCACGACGGGACAGATCGTCTCGATCGCCGGCGCCGAGGGGAACACCGCGGCGAACGGCGTGTGGACGGTCACTGTCACCGGCGACAACACGCTGACGCTCAACGGCTCCACCGGAAACGGCGTCTACACCGGCGGCGGGTTCCTCGGCGCCGAGTCGTCCTAGCCCCGCGATCACCGCGGTCAACGCAAACACCAATCGCGCGCTGTCGAGCGCGCACCGTCGAGGTGCACCGTGGCAGGTGGCGGAAATGTGAACATTACAATCAGCGATGGAGGCAGCGCCTCCGTCGCTGTTCCGGGCGCAAGCGTACAGCTCGTGATCGGCTGCTGCTCGAGCGGCACCGCGAACAAGCTGTTCGTCACGCGGAACGCGTCTGCGCTCGCGACCGAATTCGGTGTCGGCCCGCTCCCGGAAGCGGCCGCGCTGGCCTGCCTCGCCGGCGGCACCGTCATCGCGATCAAGGCACCGTCGAACACCGCCGGCGCGATCAACGTCGGACCGCCGGCGGCCACGATCTCCACGTCAACGAACGCGAACCCGTCGGTCGTTACGACGAGCGCACCGCACGGCTTCACGACCGGCATGATCGTGACGATCACCGGCTCGGTCACGAACACCGCGATCAACAGCACGTTCCCGATCACGGTGCTCTCGCCGACGACGTTCTCCGTCCCGATCGCCGGCAACGGCGCGGGCACTGGAGGTACGGCGACGCCGACGGGACTCAACGAGACGTCGACGAACACGCTCGGCACCTCGGCGATCACGGTCACCGGTACGCCGGTCGACACCTACTACTTCAAGGTGCTCTTCACGACGAGCACTGCCGCGGCTGGCACGGTCGGATCGGCGACGCCGGCGATCTACTACCAGGTCTCGGTCGACGCCGGCCGGAACTTCGGCCCCACGCTGTCGCTCGGCACGGCTAACAGCATCGTCCTCGGCAGCACCGGAATGACCATGGCGCTCGGCGCCGGGACGATCGCGCACAACACGACGATCACGTTCGGCACGACCGAGCCGCTCTGGAATACGGCCGGCATTCAGGCCGCGCTCAACGCTTTTCAGGCGAGTCAGTACTCGATCCAGGGCGTCGGATCGATCCACTTCGTCGGCAGCCAAGGCAGCGGCGCGTCCGCGTCGGCGTGCGCCACGATCGAAGGCTACCTCGACACGCTGGCCACCGGCTACGTCTACAACCGAGCGTTCTTCTCGGCGCGAGACGCCTCGCCCCCGACGGCATACGGCGGATCGGGCGAGAGCGAATCGACGTGGACCGCGTCGATCCTCACCGACTACAGCG